TAACAATCCCCTCACCCCAATAGAATGTATTAAAACGTTGTGGTCAACAGGCACAAACTTGACGGTGGCTCTTGATAATGTATGTTCCTAGACAATAACACCAATAGAAAGAATACCCTTATACCCACCAATACATAAGACGAAACTATCATATAATAGAACTGTTTGATACCTAGAATGTCCTTATAATAAGCAGCGTTTCACCTATTTAAATCCTTTTTTTGTTTTTTTTATAAAGTATATAAAGAGATCACGCATAAGGAGAGTGTATTTAAAGGTTGTGCTCAAAAGAGATAGTATTAAAAGGTTATGGTGAACTAGAGATAGTTATTAAAGGTTAGGGTGAAAGTGTGGACTTTAACAAAAACAGCATTAAGATGAATTAGCATAAGTCAAAATGGCATATACTTTGAGTAATCATAAACCTTAGTTGTATGTCTTCTATAACAAAAGATATTGAAGCCTTAGAGGCACAACTAGCAAAAGCTAGGGATTCCCACAAATCCAAAATGTCTAAAGCTTCTTCAGCATGGATTCAACAAGGAATTGAAAACGGTTTCTTCGTTGAAAACGTGAGTAAAGACCGAACATTCCTTAACTTTTCGGGCACTCTTTCAGGTTGCAAACTTGAAGGCGTAAAAGTTGGGAAAGGTAGATTCGGATATTACATTGAGTTAGTATAGGCAATAATCAAACCTACTAACTAAACCCCTTTTTTTCTTTAATTAAACACTTTCACGCAGTTTAAAACCAAGTTCTGGGCGTGCTGGTACGCATGGCGAAAAAATGGTTTTTAAAGGATTACCACATATATATAACTCTCGAAAAAACATTGACCAGATCTGGAAAAAATCTGAACACTATTTAGGAATATACACTTATATATAACTATGATGTAGGCTTGGGATCCTCGTTATTTATACCATCAGCAACCAAAGTACCTTGTATTCTGAACATACATGACATGAGTTCGGGGAGGCTAAATTTGGTTCCTCTGTTTTTATAGTGTTCTCCATACTTTCTACCACACGCTATACATATGATATTTTCTAAATCTTTACGACTCAGGCTCATTTTTTAAACATCTCCTTGAAAAATTCCTTTACCCTTTTTGGATATTTTACTCTACATTCATCACATAACCATTTCTTACAAATATCACAAAATTGTACCTCTGTATTATTACAAAAATGACATTTATTCATTAACGCATATCCTCCATCGAAGCATTATCTTCCATACGATCTACCATATCTACTAATAATTGCTTTATAACCTCACGCCTATCATCAGGCATCCATTCCTCATGCAGCAATCTAAGTAGATCAGAAATAGCGTTGCTCATATCTATCCTTTGAAATATATGAATTAATAAACGTTTTATAATTCCATTCTGGTAATTCATTGTTTTCACGCCTAGCCATGATTATGAAAACGATTCCTAACGGAATCAAGAAACCTGTGAATATAAAGAATATACCCCATTGCATTTTATCCCACATACTATTATAAATAATCCTTATCTATTTATACCTATCTTATCCATGACCAATACCATCAATAATATCATTCATATGTAAATCAAGTTTTGACTTGAACATTTGTGATCGTATTGATTTTTGTTCATTTAACAAATCTCTTTCTTCTTGTGCAAGTTTCATTAGTCTAGTATGTATCTCATCTAATCTCGTCACACTATATTTATACCTATCTATTATATAAAAATTATGATATATTACTTGATGGGATATTATGCAGGTGATCCAGCATCTCTCTTTGCTTCCTCTATTTCCATCATTTTATCCTCCATCAAAAATTGGAGTTTCCAGAAACTCTTTCTTCCTTGTTCGGTTAGATTATTCTCCTCAACCTCATCGTGTTTTTCATTAAACCATTTAAAGATCTCAGTATAGTCTTCCAGTTCCAGTTCGACCATAATCAAGCAAAGTTTATATAATATATAAAGAACTCTATTTATATGTCAAGTAAGAAGAAAACACCTGAATTCGATATTGTAGATGACACCCCAACTACTAGTGACGGAGAATGTTCTTGTATTGTTAAAGGCGAAAGAGATATAGCATGTCAAATACATGGTGGTTAAATAACTTTATCAACGGTTTAAAAAAATCATTTAGTGGTAAGGACTATCTTAGAGAAATCAACCAATGTAACTCATGTGGAAAGCCAAGCTTCTTTGATTCTTGTTTAAAGTGTGAAGTTGATGATGCTTATCGTGGATGGAATACTAAGAACCTACGTTAAAGTGTCTCTCTAAATATACCAAACTCATAACCTTGCTCTTTAGTGTAACTTCAATTTTCTTGTAATAGTGAGTTTCATATCTGTCTAATTTTACAATATCTTCAGGAGTTACCTTGAATACCTTGCCATGTACAAACCCACCTTCCAGTTTTATGATAGTTGGATATGCATTAAGTATGCTATGTGTATCAATAATGTAATTTTCTAGTGTGTCTAGTTTGCCTTCTATCTCACGACCTAACACATTAAAGCGAAGTTTTTTATCTAACAAACTACCATATACAAACATATTCAACATGTTATAATCATATATGTGTGATTATATAAAACTTTAGATAATATAAAAAAATAATCGTAATATTATTCTAAAGCCTTACGATAAGCTTTTACAGCAGCAGTCAAATTATCGATTGTTGTTTTAACAAGTTTTGTTTGTAATTCAACAAATTCCTTTCCGACACCTTTTGGATCTGCCTTTTTGGTTACATCACCAAAGACTTCTAACAATTCATTTTGTAAATTGTTAAATGCCTCAAAGTATTGTGGTACTTGCGTTGCCATATGTAAAACAAATATACATGGTTATATAAAGGTTATGCTATATTTTAAAGGCACTTCGTGCCAAATTAACTGTGACAAAAACTTTATATGTTGTGACAAATTGATTACAGTATGGGATTTCGTAGTTCTTTTACTGGTGCGTTAAGTAGACTTAATTTAATCGACAAGTCAACCACCGAAACTACGACTAGACCTAGTGTTGCCCAGCCATACATGAGTACTGATACTGGTGCTAAATTACCAATTTTCCCTTTCCCACTTACTATGATTTATGAACTTGCAGATAATATTGATGCCCTAAGAATACCTATTGAGACCTTAAATAGAGAAATGTTCAAGAACGGATTTGAAGTTGTAGAGAAATGGAAGTACAAGTGTAACAACTGTAGCAAGGAATTTCAATATGCACCTACCCCCGACAACCCTGATGAGCAGCCATTTGAAGCAAATGGAGATAATTATAACCTTGCACATCCACGCAAAAAGAAAGCAGTTACAGTACCAAAAGCACAAGCATTAGTTTGTGATACATGTGGTAGTAATGATTTAGTTAGACCTGTACCAGAACATAGAAAGACTTTGGAGAATTTAATGTTAGAACCTGTAAACAGTAATCAGCAAACTCTGGAAGATGTGTCACGCCAGTTGGAACGTGACTTTGAGATAGCAGATAACGCATATTTGCTTTTGCTTAAAAATTACAGCATAAACGATACGACAGGCGAAATTAACACAGAGAAGACTGTTATTAAAGAGATGTTAAGAATTGAGCCACCACAGGTGGCAATGATTGCTGATAGTGATGGGCGAATTGGCTATGACGACAAACGAAATAAAATTTTCGTGTGCCCACGATTCGAGCACAGAGATGTTAGATTGACCGAGCCGAAATGTGACCGTTGTGGAGCACAGGCATTGAAGGCAATTATCGAAGTTAATTCAGTTTATTCTATTGGTATTCCACAGCCTAAACGTGTTATTTATGGCGAAGGTGAAGTTATTTGGAAGGCTGGAAAGTATAAACCAAACTTGTTATATGGATTTTCCCCTATCTATTCCGTATGGAGTAAGGCTATGTCTCTATCACATATGGATGAATATATCAGAAAATACTTTGATAAGATGCGACCACCAAGAGGTATGTTAGTTATTTCCTCAAGGAACTATGAGACATTTAGAAAGTCATGGGATGTATTAGAACAGAAAGCACAAGAAGATCCTTACATGATTCACCCCCTATTAGTAGAGAATGACAAGGGTGGAAAGAATCCTGCACAATGGTTAGACTTTACTGGATCACTTAAAGAGTTAGAATTTATCGAAGTAAGAAAGGAATTAAGAATGATTATTGGTGCTGTCTATGGCGTATTACCATTCTATTACGGTGAAACCCCTGCTGGATGGAGTCAAGAAGGACTACAAGTAACCATTACAAACCGTGCTGTTCTATGGGGACAGGACACATTAAAGAAAGCATTTTTCAGTAAAATTAGTAAAATGTTAAACATTAATGATTGGGAATTACAATTAAAAACTGGTGAAGAAACTGACAAGTTGAGAGACTTGCAGACTGATGGAATCGAAATACAGAACATGATGATGCTACAACAAATGGGCTTTGAGATTACAAGAACACATACAGGTGAGTTTAAGATAAGCAAGAACAGTGCATTGACACCAGATATGATGTTTGGTGTTGGTGCTATCAACGGTAATATGAACGGTGCAGGTAA